CTGTATCTGATAAATCTGATAGACCAAGCTCTTTCATTCTTTGTGATACATCAGTACCAGATTTTCCTCTATATCCATAAGGGACTCTACCACCTGTTTTTAATCCTATTTCTTCTGCTATGTTTAATCCTGCTTGTTCTACACCGTCATAAAATCCACCAGTTACATATTCAACTAATGCTCTATCTTCTGGAGAAGTTGCATTACTAGCTATTTCTTTTATGTCATTAAGTATTCCATCTAACTCATCTGTATCTACTTTGCTAGATTTTTTATATTTAGATAATACTCTTGATATAAGACCTAATGCTTCATCATCAGTTAATTGTTCTGAGAAAAACGTATCAAATGGTAAATCTTCTATTTTACTTCCTGGAAAATATTCAAGCTCTCCTAATGCGTTTGTAAAATACATACGAGTTTCATCAATACTAGCCATCCATTTTTTAACTCCTTTAACTAACTCAGGAGGTAATCCTATATTTTCAAATTTTTGAGCTATGTGTTTTTGTACATCATTCCAAACATCTAAAATATCATTCATATTTCTTACAGCTTGAGCCTTACTTACATTATCTAATCCTTTTTGTGTAAGAGCTAAATCAGCTAGTTTATCTAAGGCAGGTTCTGCTATAGCATCATCTACTCTTGCAAATCTCATCCATTCTTGTAAATCAAAGAATGACTGATTGAAATCATTAACATAAAGTTTTGGTGCTGGAAAGGTATCAAACATTCTACCTACAGCAGTATTATTCAAATTATGTCTAATTGCTCCAGATAGACCTACAGCTTCTCCTAGCTCCCCACCTACTACACTTCCTAATTTAGAAGATACTTTTCCTCTAAATAACAAAGAGGTTGGATTTAATTTCTTAGTAACTTCTCCACCTTCAATAGCAGCAACTAATATATCTTCTACTTCTTTAGTTGTTTTTGCATTCTTTAAATTTCTATGTAATACAGCATCAGCTCCATCACTACCTCTATTACCCATTAATCTTTTAATAGTTCCATAATCCTGTGCATTTACTAATTGATTTACTATCTTTCTACCTCCAGCAGTTCTTGTTACATACTCAATAGCAGAAGGAACATGTAATGTTTTTCTAACAGATTTGTCTATAATTCCAGCACCTTTCAAAACATCACCTTTTGATAATGACCTAGTAACTTTTCCAGCTTTAGATAAATATCCACCAACTAATATTGTTGGGTCAGCAAGAAGTGTGAATGCTCCATCAACAATACCTGTTGCTACATTGTAAGACCTAGTTCCTGGTTCAAATACATTAGCAAACATAGGAGCTGCAGGAGTTAGCTTTACTGTTCCATGTTTAGATTTAATAGTAAGACTTTCATCTCTTGCTTGTTCAGAGTTAGTTATATCTTCTCCATAATAAGATTGAACTATTTTCTTTACTTCTTCTGGGTCAGCACCTCTACCAACCATTTCTTTATAAATTTCTGTATTCTCTGCTAATGTTGAATTTCCAAAAAATCCTTCACCTAGGTTTACCTTTTCACCAGCTAAAGATTTTTTAATTGCTTCTCTACCTATAGAAGGACCTAGATGTTGTCTAGTCTTTTGCCATTCTGCTTGTGCTTTTTTATCAAATAGTAATGCAGTTGCTGCTGTTACTAATCCTTGACCATCTTTATGTTTTCTATCATTTAAATATTTTTGTGTAGATAACATAGGTTTCTTAACTAATTCATCTTGAAAAGAATCGAATGCAACAAAAGCTGTTCTAATAGTTCCCTTCATAGCACCTTTTGTTCTATCCCACCAAGTCTTTTCAACATCTAACCATCTCTCTACTAATGGAGCTAATTCTGGAGAATCAGCAGTTAATCCTATTAATGCAGAACCAAGTAATACATCTCTTGGTAAATAAAAATTTTCTGTTATTAAACCTTTTAAGTTTGCTGATATATTTGGATTAGCTTCTAAAGCATCAGTAAGTTGTTTAGCTTGTACAAATCTTTCTTGTTGAGCTTGTTCTTCTAAATCTTCAGACCAGGGAGGTTGCCACCACCATCTTATTTCTGCCATAAGACCCCCTATCTATTATGTCTCATTAAAGCTGCTATCTCTTTACTTGGTAATACCCTATACATACCCATCAAAAGCATATCAGGGTCCATCCCTGTCATCATAGATTCTTGATGAAGAGTGTCTTGTGACTCAAAAGGTCTATCTGTAGGTCTTGTAGCATCTTGTATTGCTCCTGGATTAGGTCCTATAATTTCTGGTTGAACTTCTGTTTCTACAATATTTGGGTCTTCACTAGCCATCATTGCAGAATTTTCTAAAGTTTCTAACTCTTTAGCTTGACCTTTAAAATCTTCAGCTTTATATTTTCCTTTAATTCCTCTACCCATAATATTCTTCTCCTCCTTCTGGAATAATCGTCAAATCTAACCTACCTACACCAGGTATGTAAGCTATTGTTATATGATTAATGATTATCTCCTCAACATAATTATCTACTACAGGCGGAACATAGTCAGGAAAGTTTCTTGCTACTATTTCAGCAAACTCAAACTCTGAGCCTTCCATTATGCACCACCGAGTAATGCTGATAAATTAGGTGGACCACCTTGTTGTGCTGCTTGTGCTTGTTGAGCTTGTTGCAACATTGCTTGCTCTTCAGGAGAAGGTTCTTCACCTACTGCTGAAAAGAATTTTTCTAATATATTTCCAATACCTTTTGGATTGTTATATATTTCTACAACAGCCATCATTGCTTTAGTATCACCCTGTTGTGATTGTTGCAATAACATTTGAAAAAGAATTTCTTCTGTTTTCTGTTTAGTTATTCTTTCATTGATTTGAACAATATTTTCTAGTCCATCCATTTCGTGTTGCATTGTTTCTTTATCAATGATTCCTGCTTGAAGCAATTGCAACCCTGTAATTATTTTGTTTGGTGCATCAAAAGAAGCCATAGCACCATATTTTCTTTTAGTCATATAGTTACTATCAATATCTCTATCTGGAGTATAAAACTCTGCAAAGGAAGCTCCTTTGTATGTACCACTCATAGGTTTACGTTTATCACCTAATAAAATTTCATCCAGCTCAAGACGCTTTGCATCTACATCCTGTAACGCATATTCTAAAATAGTATGATATTCCGATACCATCTGACCTACGCCAGATTCTAGTTCTTCTAAACCTCTACCTGTTACAAATGAATTAGGAGATATTGCGTCATCCTGAACTGGATAACCTGCTACTACTCTCAATTGTCTTTCGAGTCTTCCTACAGATTCAAATAACTGATACGGTAAATTAGTTACTGGTTTAACAACCTGAGAACCAGGAGCTAAATAGTTTATGGAATGTCTTCCTTTTCTATATTTTCCTGACTCTATTTCTCCGACAATATTTGTTTCTGTAAAAACTGCATCTTCCATAGCTATAACTGACAAAATATTAATCTTTGCCATAGCTGCCATTAAACCTATAACTTGGTCAAACTGACCTTGTAACTTATCGAAACTAAATCTTTTAGCTACAACAAATGCTGGTCCTGATTTAAGGACATTAGGTATAAAATCTACAATTTTCTTTGAAGCAGGATGTACTACATATGTTCCTTCAGGATTCATATACTCTACAATTACATCTCCATCATCACTTGAATTAGACCAGGTACCTTGTTTGTTATTTAATCCATATAAAGCAGCAGGTTCATTTTCTCTTTGATTGCTATCTTTAGAAGCGTTGTACCAAGTTTTTATTTCAGGATACATTTTAAATAAGTCTTTAAGAGGGATTATTTGTACAATAGCAAGTTCTGTTGGTTCTTGCATATTACCAAGATAACCAGGGTAACAGTCATAAGGATTTCTTAATTCTGCACATGGATATATATTTCCATTTTTATCTTTCTTTGAAGTAATTACCCAAACACAAAATCCATATCCTGGAAGCCATCTAGCTACTTGAGGAAGTTGTAATTCAAGTTTTTGCATATGGTCATATGAAGTAATAATTCTTTCTATTTTTTCTTTCTTTGCTTTATTACGACTACTATCTCTTGCATTAGTTATCTGGACATCTAATTTAGGTGTCTTTCCAATCTTCTGGGCTAGTCTATCTAATGCAGATAACATTAAATTAGGTGCAGGTAAGGTACCACTTTCTACTTGTTTAGTTCCTAGTAATTCTGCTATGCCATCTTCACCACCATTTAATATACTTTTAAACCTATATCTATCAGGCAATGCATCTTTATGCATATTCCTTAAATGTACTGCTCTATCTAATACTTGTTCAGGTGTCACTTTTTTAACTCCAAGGTAACTCGTTCCAATCTATACTATCATACTTATCGTAACTTGGAGAGTAATCATAGGACATATCCCCATAAGTTAATCTTGTAAGTGTCCTAACAGTCTTCATTGGAAACCAAGAAGCCATAACAACATCTGATGCTATAGCCCTACTATTACTTTGTCCTTTAGAAGCAAAATATGTCAGTTGCTTTGTGTATAATATTGATTTAGATATTCCCTCGTCATCTCCAAATGGTAATGTAATAATCCCCTCTTGGAACATAGGTGCTAATGAAGTTACACCAAACTTTTCGTCCCACTTGTTTTTATGTGTTTCATGTCCTTCTAGCTTTATACCTTGTGTTGCTGCAAACTTTTTAATCCTATCATCTTGCCTAATTGCTTTCTGGAATCCATTCTCTTCTATAACCCAATGATAACAATTGTATTTATCATACCATTTCTTAATAAGCTCTAATGCTTCATCTAGACCACCACCTTGGTGGTTTTCTAAATCAACCATTGTTAATCTAGGTTTACTATCTTCAGTCTCTACTGCCCATAGAAATCCTGCTTGATATCCTGTTGCAGCAGGGTCTAAACCAGCAACTAGATAACTTCCGTTAGGTATATACCCTAGAGGTATAGAAGGGTCATAACATTTTTCTATAACTTCTGGATTGAATATATTAAGTCCTTCTGCCATAGCTTTATTTAAATAAACCATTTCAAAGTTCTTTAAACCACCTGTAGTAAGTGCATCGTTCTTTCTATTCATCAACCATTTAAAAGTTCTAAAGCTACCCCACAACATACAGTCAACATGTTTCTCTTCATCAAACTCTGGTAAAGTACACATGCTATCGTGTGCTTCTTCAACTATTGTTTCCCATGCATTATTATTTAAAAGAGATGCATATAAATCTTCAGGGTGTTGTCTAGAGCCAATAATAACCATAGCTGTATGTTCTTCTTTTCTTGAACCTAATGTTGTAGTCCACCATTGTTTAGTGTTTTCTCTTGACTTAGGTTGCATAGTAGAGCTATGGTCCTCAATGTCATCTGCAATAATAATGTCGCA